CCGGTGATCTTGCCGTCCCCGACCACGCCGACGCCGCCGTCCGCGTAGAACCGAACGAACACGCGGCGGTAAGACACGCCAGTGTCGTAGCCGAATGCCACGACGGTTTGGTCGCGGGGTGGCTTCGGGAAGTTCGCGGGCAGTCGCTGCGCTACCGTGAACGTGCCTGTGGCGGTGACGGTGAGGGTCAGTTCTCCACGCAGTTGGATCATTCCGTTCAGGACACGGGCCTCGATCAGGCCAGAGCCCGCGACCTTCACGCATGGAGTCCAGTCGATGTCGGCCGGTACGGTCTTGCCGCCAGCCATCACATTGCGAACCTCGTCAATGACGCTCTTCCGCATCGCGGCGAGGGAGTCGTCGGAAAGGCGGAGCGTGGAGAGTTGGCGGGTCGTGAGGTTGACTGTTGCAGGTGACAACCACAGGTCGCCGTCCTTGAGGTCGCCAGCCGGAGCGGTGGGGCTCTCGTATACGGCAGGTCGCTCGCCGCCTGCACCAGTGGGAATGTTGAACAGGTCAACCATTCCGACAGGGGCGAAGGGCTTGTCGAGTTCATCGGATGCAAGCCGCATCAGCCGACCGCCGTCGTCCTGCGTCAGCGTCGATGGGTTCTGTGGCGTCGGCAGGCCAGCCTCTGACTTGACGATCTTCGTGACCGAGCGGACTGGGCCGTTCATCACGATGGTGGTCTGGTACTCCTGTCGCTTGATGGCGACGAGGGCACCGGAAGCGTCGAAGTAGTGCAGGCCGTCGGCGTAGTCCTTGAAGGCGTCTTCGAGGGCGGAGGGCGTTGCGGCAGTCGGCTGTGGCGTCGCGCCCGCATGGCCGGTGATCGGCTGTGTCGGGAACAGGTCGGTCACATCGGCAAGGGCCGTATCGACGTACTCGGTCGTGGCGTACGCCGACAGGTCAACGTCACCTGTTGCAGCGTTTGCAACAAGTGCATCGACCTCCAAGTCGGTGTAGTACCCGACCAGCCCCTTCGTGTAGGCCCACGAGGAGGTGGAGTCAGTCCGCGTCGGTAGTGCGCGATCAGGTGCTGGCATCAGACGTCACAGATGGGAATGAGGTACTTCTTGCCACCAATCACAACCGGGATGGCCCCAGTGATGAGAGGCTGATGGAAGGTCTGGCCGTCAGCAGACAGGCCAATGGGAGTGCCGTCGGCTTGCTCAATGATCGGGTCTTCCACGACGGTGATCGGGCTGGAAGCGGTGAACTCGCTGGTGCCAGTTCCAGTCCCGGTGGAGTCCCCAGTGGGGTCAATCCAGATGGCATCCACGCCGGGAGGGGCGGGCGCAACATCCGACACGAAGACCTGCGGCTCCGACGAACCGCCGACGCCCGCAAGGGGAGCCCATGCGGTGCCGTTCCAAACGCGGAGTTCAACTGCGTCAGCCATCAGGTAATCCTCACTGACGCACCGTCGAAGTACACCGTGTCGCAGCCGCCGCACGCGACACTGAGCCAGCCGTTCGTCCGCACGTTCACCGTGCCGAGTACTGGGACTGTCGCGGTCGGGGAAGTGCGGCCAGTGATGAACGCCCGAGTGCCCACGCTCGGACGAGCGAAGGCGGGGGGGAGTTGGAGGTAGGCAAGTCCACCCTGCGAAGCCTGCGTGGTCTGGCCCGCCGCCATCTCGAAGGAGCCCCTGAGGTAGAGGACGCCATTCAACTGAATGGCCTCGACTGTCGAGGTCTGGGGGCCGGGCTGGATGGCGGCAATGATCGGACAGGGCGTCCAAGTCGTGATGTCCGGTGGCGGAACCACCCCACCGTTCAGCGTCTTGCGAATGTCGGGGAGAATGGCCGCTGCAATGGCCGCAGTGTCAACGGCCTCGCCAGCGGGGAGTGCTGCGAGTTTGGCGTCGATCTCTGACTGCACTTGAGCGAGCGTGATCCCCTTGCTGGCCGGAGCACTGGCCGCATCAACAGGCTTGGCCCAGATGGTCGGCAGGGCGGGGTCGCCCGGAGGGGAGGGCGGCTGCGTGTCGGATACCACTACGGGCTCGGCGAAGTACCAGCCACTCGCAGGGTCTAGGTCTGCCCGAAGGTAGCCCTGCTGAGTCGGCGTCGGAAGTTCGTAGCCGGGAGCACCGCCAGCACGAATCGGGCCACCGGAGCCGTAGAGCAGCGTCCCGAAGACGGCGGAGGTCGAACTCAACCAACCCGCACCGCCGCCGAAGTCGCCAAGATCGCCGGGCCCCGTAATGTCCACGCGAGTGAACAGAACCGGCTGGGACTGGAACGCAGCCTTGAGAGCCATCTCCTCCGACCACTGCTGGATCGGAAGGTTGGGCGAGGCAGTGAGGCCGGTGATCGGGCCAGTGGCAGTCGTGTCAACCGTGCCGCTTGGCATCGAGGCAGTGGCGAGATCGACAATGCTCTTGACGGTGACGCGCTGCGTGGTGGTGCCGTTCACGACCGGCACGATGCTGGTCGCTGTGGCTACCCCGGTCGGCAGTGCTGTGATCTTGACGTCGGCCATTACTGCTGCTGTTCAGTTCGGAGTTTGTCGCCCCGCTCGGTGTTCAGTACTTCGCCGGTCTCGGCGAGGATTCGATAGGTGACGATGTCCGGGGGTGGAGGCGGGACGTACCCACCCTTGGTTCGGTCTTGGCATGGGGCAAGGAAGCGATCCACGGCTCACCCCTTGACCATCAGAGTTCCCTTGACGTCGGCACCCCGGACTACGATGTACGTTGCGGCGTAGATGGCGTGGGGCAACTCGTAAGCCTTACCGTCAGCCACCGCGAGAGTTGCGGGCTGGGCCTCCTGATTGAGCAGGGGGGCGGGCTCGTCGCCGGGCTTGGCGACACAGCACAGTTCGAGCGTGCCAGCACCTTCCTCGACGAGCAGGATGGCACCAGAGCAGGCGGAGAACTGCACGAGCGTGCCGGAGCCGTCGGCCTTGAAGTCGACGGGGTACGATCCGCCTCCGCGCTCAACCTTACCGGGCATGGGACTTCTCCTGCTTGTGTGCAGGTGTTATGGCCCCGGCTGCGGCGGTCGCGTCAGGACTTCTTATTCCAGTGCGGGGTGTGGGTTTCCCTGATCCGACGCTCTGCCGCCCGTAGGGTGGTGCCCGGATTTTCACGCACCTCCTTCTTGGCAAGTTCCCTGACCAGCCGTGGGTTCAGCCCGTTTGCCCGCTTGGGCGGCGCGACGCCCTCGGGAGGCTCGTAGTTCACTTGCCCGCGAAGTTCGAGTTTCCGCTCCTTGGCGACGCGGAGCACGTCTTCCCTGTCGGAGACCCACGCCTTCGGGTCGAGGTGGCACTTCTTGTTCGCCAGCCCCGACATGTAGTACTTGCCCTCGGTGCTGATCCCGGCGGCCTTAGCCTCCTTGAGCATCCACTTGGCCTGCTTGGTCGGCAGCCCATCGAGCCACTCGCCGTTCTTCCGGCCCTTCATCCACGAGTCGTTCGTGCCGTGGACTGCCGGTGCGGCTTGGAGCGCGCACATCTCCGCCCAGCGGGGCGTCTGGCCGTCAGAGATCATCTTCCGGTAGTGCCGCTGCACTTCCGCACTAGCGTTCGAGATGTCGGGCGGAAGATCGATGTCAACCATTCGGGACTCCTTCAGGCGAGGCCACCCCCGCGCCGCTGCCTTCTTCTTGAGAAGCGTTACCCCCGGCGGGGGGAGGGAGACCCGGTTCTCCGGGGGGAGGCATTGGCGGCGGCGGGGGTGGCGGTGGAAGTAGGAACGGAGTGGGATCGAGGTCGTTTGCCTTCGCCCATTCGGTGAGCAAGGCGTTCATGGGGCCGACTACGCCAGCAGCGACAAGGGGCTGGAGCAGCGGGGCGAGCGTCTGGAACGCCATGCCCATGCGGTCTTGCGAAGCCTGCTTGTCTAGCCGCCGAGCCGAGCCGCTCTCGATGGAGTACTCGAACTCGCGCGTGATGGCGGAGAAGTCCATGCCGTCCTTGGGGGACATGTGCATGGCCCACGCCTCTGCCCCAAGCGGGCCGAGCACCGGGGCGACGTCCTTGGGTTGCAGGAGCCACCGGGAGGCCATCGCCTCCTTGCGCGCAACGAGCGACATGAAGTGCTCGAAGTTCGAGGCCATGTCGTCTGGCCGAATAGAGAGGTTCGACTGCTTGATCGACGCCTCGCTGGCCGATCGCATTTGATTCCGCGAGGAGCCGTACACGAGTTCCGTGAGGCCGACGCGCTTGTCGAACTGCTCCCCGACGGCAGCCAAAATTTCCCACATGTCCCGAGTCACGCCCGGCGTCTGGAACACGGAGATGATGTCGTTCACTGATCGGCCAAGCGACTCGCTGACCTCGATCAGTTTGAAGCCGTTCTCGGATGGGGCGAGTATCTGATCCTTGAGGTCTGTATCCGCCGCCTTCGAGACGCCGATCATCGTCTCGCACGAGACGGCAATGCGGGTCATCAGGAAACTCATTCCCCAATTCAGGAAGCGAAGTTCTCCGATGCCCGGCCGGATGTGAGACACGGGCCAGAGCGAGTTTGGCTTGCGGTGAGGAGCCCACATCGTGAACGGCCACCCGCCATTGTCGGCCCACAGCGGGATGGGCCATGACGCCCGGACTCGCAGCGACTGCGGCAGGCCGTCCTGATCCAGTTCCTCGTCCATCACGGACGGCGGTACGTTGAGCGGGAAGTCCACGCCCTCTGCCACAACGATGTATGCGTTGTCGCCGAGCGGGTCGAACGTGCCACGGTCTTCCTTCTTGGCGTCCTTCAGCCGGTCGCCGAACCCGCACTTGCTCCAAATCTTCCAGAACTGCACGAGGTCGTTGGTCTTGCCGGTTCGCTTCTTGCCCGGCCGCCCGTCACCGTAGCGATCGTCGGTGTGCTTGGAGGTGGACTCGTACGATTCGAGGTTCGGCTTGAGGTCGGCGCGCGAGAGGGCAAACATGCGGCAGACCTGATCAATCGGGAGCGTGCATCGCTTGGCGCACCAGTTGATCTCCTCGATGACCTGCGCATCCGGATCGAGCAGGAGGTTGTCGATCGAGTCGAAGAATGAGCCGATGACGAGCGTGGGCTCTGCGGGCGGCACGTTGGGCTGCTCGACCGCCTCTGTCCACAGGACGCCGCCGCCCTTGATGATCCCCTCGTCGACAACCTGCCTGCCATGCGAGATGAGGTTGTTCTCGACGGGCGTCCAGTTGAGGTAGGTCTCAAGGAGTTCGGCCTGCATCTCCTTGGCTTGGTCAGCCATGCCGATGGCCTGCGACGCCTGCATGAAACGCATCACGCCTTCGTCGGGCATCGGCTGCCCGGTCATTGGGTCAACCTGATAGGCGTTCGGATCGACTCCCACCATCTCTGGCGGGATCACCGGGAACTTCCGGGGCGTGACCGTGCGCACTGGGTTGCGGTTGTAGATCACCGCGCCAATGAGTTTCACGGCCTCCCACACCCGGTTCACCGTGAGGCGAAACGCGGGCGCGGGAGTTGGCCGTGACATGAGGTTCTGACCCTTGACGCTGTTCTCGAAGAACCAGCGGGGCCCGCCGTCGAAGAAGTGCATGGCCTCGCGGGCGTCCGAGTCGAACGCGGACTTGGCCCGCTTGGCCGCACTGATCTTCTTCAGCCACGCCTGCGCGATGGGCCGGAGTGGGGAGTTGGGGTTGAGCGAGGTCTGCTTCATGTCCTCGCCGTCGCCCTTGTCCTCCATTAAGTCTTCCGCCATCGCGAGCCTCCTGTACGCCTGTTATGGCGTCAGTCCCCCTTCTTGCTGCTTCGGGCCAGAACCTGAACAACCTGCGGCATAAGCGTGTTCAGACGCTTGAGAGCCTCGGTTGCCGGGTGGAACCGCCAGCAGCCCCACTGCCGCCATGCCGTGTTGTCGAGGAGGCCCGGGTCGTCGGCGTGCCGGACGCTGGGCTTCTCCACGAACCCGGTGTCGGGCGAGAAGGTCAGGATGTAGACCGTGTTCACTCCCGGCCTGCGGGAAACCCAGCCGACGCACGGGTCAGATGGGTTCTGCGGGTTGTCGTAGAACAGAACCATGTCACCCAGTTCAACAGTCTGGGTTGGGAATTCACTGCCATTCGAGGCTGCCAACGTAGTCCTCCTTGCTGGTAAGGCTCTCGGATTCCGGCCCTAGATACACGCAGGACGCAGGCCGGTTCTTATTGCGTCGCGCGAGGTAGTCAATTATCCACTTGGGTGTCGTGTCTGTCTCGTCCTTTTTCACCGGGAGGTGGTACCTCGGATTGGACGCGACGATGTACTCAAGGCACTGGCATGCATGCACTTCACCGCGAGTGTTCGGCTCGTCGCTGACAATGGACAAACCGTTCACGAAGTGCGTCTTCTTGCGGTACCGGCGCAACTCCTTCTCAAGGTTCGGGCACGCGCCCCGTAGCACTCGCAGCCTCGGAGTGCCGTCCGTGCGAATGTGCAGTGCGGTGCGAACCGCCGACGTTCGGGCCTGAATGTCGTCGCACCCAGCCAAGAACCCGGCCCCGGTAGTGCGGGAGCGCAGGTTGTAGTTCCGAAGTTGCTCCATGTACTGCTCCACCACCGCCCGGCCAGAGCCGATGTCGGTGATCCGGCCGCCGTGCATGTCGATGATCCACTGGTAGAACGACTGCCCCTCGCACGCCTTGGCGAACCTCTCCCCGAAGATCGAGGCAGAGCACTGCCGGATATACAGTTCGTCGTAGATCAGGATCATGGAGTTGTCGGGCGGGACGGCCGCAAACAGGGCGGCGGTCACGGCGTGCCCCGGGTCAACGGCGACGTAGCGCGTCCAGTCCTCCGGTATGGTCGCGCCATTCGGGAGTGCGCTCCGTTCTAGCCCGTGAATGGACATGGCGAAGTTGGGGTACACCATCACCGAGTCAGTGATGAACTCGCCTTCGGCGCGCATTCGCAGGACGTCTTCGCCCTGTGCTGCCCACCGCTCGATCATCTTCGACTTCTCTTCTCCATCGATCCAAGCGTTATCGAGAAAGCGCAGCGTGAACTTCTTGATGCTGGGATTGGGGTCTCCCGCCTCTGCCGCCCTGTCGGCGCGCTCGGAGAGGCTCATCAGAGACTCCGACCGGGAGTGCGGCATGGCCGACCAGCACAGGCGGCCCTTGCGGTCAGCGAGACGAGCCTGCGCTTCGGCAAGGATGCTGTCGTTCCCGACGTCCTCGTCTAGGTGCAAGCGATCGCAAGAATAGCCCTGCGCAGGCTCGCCTTCAGCGGAGAAGAACTGAATCTTCCAGCCGTTGTGAAGTTCGATGTGGTTGCAGTAGTTGGCAGCCTTGAGCACCCACGAGATGCTCTTGATCATCCGGGGAGGGATCAGCGGTGGCGCAGGCTTGGCGAGGTGCTTCCGCGCGCTGTCCCGTGAGGGGTCATAGGCCCGCCACTTATTCGTCTGCTCGTCCCGAATGATCTTAAACGCCCCTGCCTTCAGGAGGTACGGCACACACACCAGACCGATGTGCGTCCAGTTCCTCCCGATGATGACCAGCATGCCGTCCTTCTCGGGGTACTTGCCGTACGGGTCTTGACCTGTTGCGGCGCGAGCGTCCTCGACGAATGTGCAGAGAGACTTCCCCGATCTGTTGCCGCCGATCACGAGCACTTCCGAGGTGGTGCATGCGTGAACCTCCTCCTGCAACGCCGACGGCGTGTAGAGTTTGAGGGCCTCGATCCGCCGCTCGTTGATCTCCGACTGTAGTTCGCGGAGACGGTCTTGGGCGAACTTACTCGGCTTGGGAGTTGGCCGGGGCAACGGCTGCATGTTCCACCTCCAATGCTGGCCGTGCCGGGAATGACACGCTGGCCGCAGCCTCCACGAGCCTCTGCTCGATCTCGGCGTTGAGTTCTTCCTCCGACCAGAAGGTCAGGGGCTTCTTCGAGCCGCCCTGCTCGGCGTTGGTGGTCACGAGGCGAGTGATGAGTTCGAGCATCTTGGTGCGAGTGGCACTGCCCGGCTTCGCGTCAAAATAGTTCTTCAGCATCATGGAGGAGAATCCGGCGGTGCCGCCGAAGTACTCCATGAGGTTCTCAAGCAACTCGGCCGAGTGCGGCACGGTTGCTCCACCTTGGCGGGCTTGAGAGATCAGCGTGTCAACCGCCTTGCTCTCGATCTTGCCCATCTTGCGGGCGCGGTACTCTTCCTTCTGAAGAGCCGCCATCTTCCGCCGCTTGGCGACGCAAGCCAAGCACCGCGTGTACTGTTTCTGGTACAGCGGAAAGTGGATCGCATCATCGGGGCGTGTGTCCCCGCACTCACTGCAAACCTTGTCGCTCATTCTTCCCTCCAGAAGAAACTCACGCAGCAGGCGTCCCCGCTGCGTGAGCCCCGAGCGTCCGGTAACAACCGGACTTAGTTGAGAAGGCTCTGTAGCGGACTCTGTGGTCTGCCAGAGCCACCGATCCGCTGACCGCCTGCGCCGTACAGGTCGATCCCCGGCGCGGATTGCTGAACTCCACCGCCGCCGCTGAACATGTTGCCCATCTGGGACGACATGTTGTTCAGCGCACCGACATGCCCCATCTGGGCCTTGAGTTGGTTGTCCGAGTCATGGCGGGCGGTCTCCGCCTGATACCGGCCGGTCTCGGAGTCGTACTGACGCCGGGCCGCCTCGTGCTTCATCAGGTTGCTTTCACGAGCCGCAATCTGCGCCCGGGCGGCGTAAGCAGAGTCACCAGAAGCCTGATTGGAGTTGAAGTTGGCGCGATCGGCGTAGCGTTGCGATTCAACCGCCGCAGGCGCGTGGTTCATAGAGTTGTGCAGGAAGCCGCTGTAGCCGACGTACGAGTTGGCGGCGGCGGCGGAACGGTTGGCCTGCTGCTGCGCCTCGAACGCCTGCTGCTGCATGGCACGCTCGCGATCACGCAGCGTCCAGTCGATGCCTTCGTTGTCGAGGTAGCCCATTACGATCTCTCCTTAGTCGAGTTGAAGTACTCGCCCACCGTGCGCCTGCGACCCGCCGCTCGGGCTGCTGAACGAGTTCGATGACGACCGGCTGGTCAGCCGCACCTTGGGCACGACCTCCCCGAACACGCCGTCGTATGCTCCGCCAGCACCGCCGCTGGACGTGTATGCGTTGATGTATGCAGTCAGGTCGGCAATGCGCCTGCCGGTGGCAAGAGCCGTCTCTATGTCGCCCTTCGCCAAGGCAGCGGCGCGGGCTGCGCTCGTCTGCGAGAGGTCGTCACCGATCTTGTAGAGGAGGTCTTGCCCGCTGTAGTCGTACGAACTAGACGAGGAGGCACTGGTGCTGCCGCCGCCGGGGTACGAAACAGACCACGAAGGGTCGTGCTGCTTTCGGCCCTGCTCTTCCGGCATCAGGTCGTTCAGGTCTGGCTGTGCCATTTCGTCACTCAATGAAACGGGCGGCGGGGCGGCCTCCTGCCATCCCGCCGCCCGCAAGGTCAGTCAGTACTAGTCCTGACTGAAGATCACTTCTTGCCGTCTTCGCCCCGGAGGGCAGCGGCACGGGTCTCCAACTTCTTCGCGTGGAAGCGGGCCCGGGCGGCCAGCCGCTTCTCACGACTCTCTTTGTTCACCTGACGAATCTGGTGCTTCATCTCCGGGCGGTCGACCGCATCGGTGGTGTCTTCAGCAAACGCCACCGGGGCCACAGCGAGGATCAGAGCAACGAGAGCGAAACGCATCGAGGGTCTCCTGATCACGGAACGGTGGGGGTGGTCGGGGTCGTGGTGGTCGTGTCGGCGTCTTCGGTGCCAACGCGAACGGCGGGCATGTTCTCGGCATCCTCTGGCACTTCATCGCCGTCCACGTTGATGAACAGACGCGGCGTCGAGGTGCCGGAGACGAGATACGAGACGCGGGTGTTGAGGGGTTTCTGGGTCGGGCCGTCGATGACCAGCCAGAAGACCTCGTTCGCCACAACCGGCTTGGCGAGGTACTCGTCCACGACGCCCTTGTAGCCACGCAGCGTGACTTCGGTGCCGGGGGCGAGGTCTGCTCCGGTCGTGTTCTTCAGGGCCACGCAGGTCACGATCTCGTTCGAGAGCACCGCGCCAGTCTTGGCGTGGACGTCCGTGAACTGCTTCTTCGTGTTGGTCTGCGACTGGCCGGTGAGGGTGTCGGTCTTCTCAATGGGGTGAACCCACAGGGTGCCGAGAACCTGACCGCGACCGAAACCGGGATCGAGAACGTAACTCATCGTCGAATATCTCCTGCTGAGAGAGAGGTGTGTGGATCAGGTGCCCTTGGCGTCGACCAACTTAAAGAAGTTGCGCGGACTTGCGAAACGCATGTTTGCCAAAACGCTGGCGACGTATCGGTAACTCTGGTTCGTTTCCGAATAGTAAGGGCCCTCGGCCGTGATAAGTTGCCCTTCCATGCAGTGGAGGTACATGTTGGCGATCGAGAGACCGTAGCCGCAGCCCGTGGGAACGGCATACTCGGTCGAAATTTCACAGCCGTCCTGCTCGAATACGTCACTGAAGCCGTAAGACTTGAGGCCGTTCGTCTTCGTGACGATCGTGCGCTCCTTCGAGTCGAGCCTGTTCATATAGTCAATAAACATGCGTCGATCGAGCATCACGAGATCAATAGCACTGGCCTTTGAATCATTGCGCTTGGCCTGATGGATGCCTTCGCGCACAGCCTCGACGCACTGATCCTTCCACGTCGGGGTCGTGCCCTTGAAGAAGGACGACGTGTAGTTCACGATGATCGGGGTGTAGTAGTCGTACTCCGGGTCGCACGCGACGTTGGGCCACGAGCCCTTCTCCAACTGCGAGCCAGCCTCGGCACCGAGTTCGGTGGAGAGACCGGCGTAGTTGTCCTTGGCCCAGCAGAACGGGTCTTCCGCACGAGCAGTTGCCTCGCGAGCACCCGTGTCCACGTTGACCGTGCCGTTGAACCCGAATAGGGTGTCAAGCCCTTGGAATCGCAGTTCGTTACCGACGGCGTCGCCGTCAACGTATACCTCACGACTGAGGTGTTGCTCCATCGACTCCTGAAGACGCGAGGCCATCTTGCCCGCGACGTTGATGAGAGCCTGCTGACCACGGTTCTCAAGCATCTCACGACGGAAGATCGCGTCGGTGACTTGGTAGCCCCGGTAATCGAGTTTGGCGGTCTTCCAGAGGTTCTGGCGGCTGAAGGTACGCGGAGTCTCTCCGTTGTTACCGGAGACAGGCTGGTTGCGGAAACGAACTTCCCACGAGAAGCCCCTGCCGCTCTGATTGGTCAGCACGTTGCCGCTGCCTTCGAGCGAGGCGAAGACGCGGAACTTCCGAAGTACGTTGACCTCTTCCTCACGAAGGTAGTTCGTGATGGTCGTACCAATAGCGCGTGCCCAATCAGTCGCCGACGCCATGCCGTGTCTCCTTGTTGAGGGCTTAGATCAGCCCGTCGCCTTCGAGTGTCTGTCGCAGTTGTTCTTCAAAACTCATCCCACGGCGTCCGGCCGAGGGACTGTTGGTCGTCACACCGGCCCTGTTGGCCGTTCGAGATGCAGCGCGCCGCAGGTATTCCATGTTGGCTTCCGCAGGAGACTGCCTCGGCGTCGGCGCGGTGGCCGGTGGTGCCGAGTACTGCTGCTGCGGGAGTTGGCTTTGGAACGCCTGCTGCTGTGCTGCACTCGCGTCTGCGCTGCGAGCCTGATGCAGTAGGTCGCGCTCGACCATCTGCAAGGCGAAGTTCCATCGGGCCTCCGGTGAGGAGATGCCGAGGCTCTTTGCCTGCTCGATGTAGTTTTTGGCCGCCTCACCTTCCGGTGAGACATTTCCGTTTTTGTCGTACAGCCAATCGCGGTTCTTTTCTTCGAGGGTCGCGACGTACTGATGTCGCTGAACCTCGGCAAATTGCCGCTGAATCATCTCTTGGGCCTGCTGCTGGGCAAGCCGCGAAACCATCGGGGCGAGGGCCTCTTCCGGGTTGGTCAGAAACTTCTCGGCGAAGTTTTGCTTGTACTGGAAGTACTCCGTGATGGCGTGCTTCGCATCGAGCGGAGCGTCCGGGTGGATGGAGTCCCGGCCGTTCTCGTCCTTGACGATGTACCGCTTGTAGGCGTCGCGGAGTTCCGGAGGCGACCACCACGAGTCCTGCTTGGACTGCTGCGGAGCGGGAGCCTGCTGGGGCGCGGGCTGCGGATTGCTGCGGGAGTCCAGCCACCGCTGGTAGTCAGGGCGGTTCGCGAGATACTCCTGCGTGTACGGCATGACCTCCCGGTACTGGGCCAGCGCATGGCTGGCCTGCTTCTCGCGCTCCAGTGCTTGGTAGAGCCGGGTTGCGATCTCCCGGTCATCGTCCACGCCTTGGAAGTCGGGGAGGGTGCGGAACGCGCTCCAGATCGACTG